AGATAAGAAACAACTGTAGTACTTTTGCCAGTTTGACGGGGCATCTTACAGATGTTAAATCTATTCTCATGAAAATTATTAATTAACTTTTCTTGGAAATGATATGGATGAAACTGAGTAAGACCCTCATCCAAAGAAACAATTTTTATATAATTTTTTGCAAAATAAACAGGATCTTCTTTACATCGCATGAACTCAAGAATTTCTTCTTGACTAAATTCAATAGCAGTATTTGCTTTTTTTAGATTAGGATTACCAAGATATACTTCACTCATATACTAACCTTAACAATTCCAAGCTCTTAATGATTTGTTTATTCTGCTATCTGGATCTCTTGCAGTTTTTGCAGAAGTTAATTTCTTTTTCATTCCTTTCATTCTAGCGCAGAATGATGCTCTACGGGGATTTCCAACCTTCTTGCTTGGTGCCTTAAGGTCAGATCCTGGATTTTCCTTTTCATAAGACTTGCGTCCTTTTTCGTTGAGTCCACCTTTTTTATTTTTTCCTGATTTTTTTGTCCATGCTGCTGCTTCTGCATGGAGAACCGGTTGCCCTGGTTCATAGTCCGAAACCCTGTAAGTTAATAGTTTCGCGCCTGGATAAATTTTCTCAATCTGATCCTGAACATCAGATTTTTTAGGTACTGAAGTTTGTGGAAAGAATATCTTCAACATAATAGTTGAACTTCTAAACCTGAAAACAGAACTTATAATATTACCAGTTTTTGCTGGAATTCTTACTGCCTCATCTACTTTCTCAGATGCTGGGCACTCTTTTTTACCATGAACTGGGCATTCATCTCCTTTGTTAGTATGAATGCATTCCATCTTTTCGTCTAATGGTGTCTTTGATACTAGGTTAAGTTCTTCTTCTTCTTTTTTAACGCAGTTTGGATATCTCTTACCAAACATGGTCTTCATACCTTTTTTAGTATAACCTTTCCAACACTTTTCTCCAAGCATTTCACTACCAAGACCTTTTGTTGCTTCTAATGGTTCCGGTCTAACTAAATCTATAGATTCATACTCAGTTGGAGTAAAAGTATCTCTCCAATTTATAAATTCTTCTTTTTTAGTGCTATTACCCCAATTGGCAGCACCTTTTTTACGACACTTGACTAGTGCTCCTGACGCATACGCACTTGGCCAAACAGAATAACGTGACTTGACTTTATGGTAGCAAGCATCTTTTTCTCCTGCTGCTTCTTCAATATCAATTTCATCTCCAACTTCTACATTATTTTCTACAAACCATCCACGGTTTACTTCTAATGCACATAAAACATCTCCATTAGAGGCAACTGAACTCTCATCAAATGGTTCTAATTTTTTAATACTTTCAATAATACCTTCTTCTGTAATGAAAGCAATATCTAAAGGAATCTTTGTCTCTCTCATATGAAAAGACTGTTCTGCAACTTCATCAAAAATAAACAACATTCCACTATTAATATCCAAACTCTCACGGAACATCAACCCAAGATTAAAATCTCTAATCTCAGTAGGAACTTCAACTTGAAGTGGTAAGGTTGTAAATTCTTCGGTTTTCACGTTAATTGCCTTCCCTGATCTATTTGGATTTGGATCTTTCGCATTCTTTCTACGAAACGCTGCTTGTTCTTCATCTTTAGAAAGATTGCGTTTCATTTTACTTGAACCGCATTTTGGTTTTGTAGTTTGCCCTGGTTGCTTTGCACAGGGTTTACCTGAGTACTTGCCTCCTAATTGAACCCATCCAGGTTTTCCATCAGATGACTTACTCTTACCAAACCAATCACGAAGAGAAGAATCTCCACTCTTAGATTCTTCAGTAATTCCAGAATCAGCAGCTGCAGATTCAACTTCATTTTCTGTAGCATCATCTACAGAATAACGATTCCACATCTTGGGACCAAATGCACATTGTGATTTAGTCTCTTTCTTTTTGCAGAGTCTGCAATATTTTTTCATATTATGAAAAAAGAATCTCAAATATATTTATAACTTATAAACCTACGATTGTAAGGGGGTCAGTAAAAACCGTTGCTATACCACTAGTAGCATCTAGTTCAACTCTATTACTTTCATAATTTAATCTAGTCATGTTACCTAAGTCTGTTCCATCACTAGATATTCCTACTTGAGATGACCCATTAACTGCACTAAGAAGTTTTGGCATTAGTTTGCTGTCTCCAAAACAGATAAAATAATTTTTAATGTTGTGTTTGCACCTGCACTAGATTTTATTGAATCATTTGTTTCTAAGACTAGTTTTCCATCTAAAGGAATATATGCATCATTGACTGGGACATTTGCATCTTTAATAATTTCGGTTTCAGTGCTAGACCTAACATGCTTTACAGTCACTGTAGTCGCAGATGAAGCATAATTTGTAATATGTGCATACAAAATAATCCCAGTATATCCTGAAGGTGCAGTGTATACAGTCTGATCATTAGTGGTCAGAATTAAGGTTTCAGTTTTAAACCTATTAAGTGCTAATTGTGCCATTTAACCGAGTGCTAAAATAAAGGGTGTTATTTCCGAGAACAAACTTTTGGAGAATGCTCTTCCACTAATAGTTCCAGTGCTTTGATTTATTTGCAAATCATCGCCAATTCTAAAATTACCCGCCTGATCTGTGCTAGTATATATTACTCTTCCACCATTTTCACTTACAACTTCATTTGCTTGAATTGTAACTCCACCACGTTTAGGTGTAGCTAATGTGATAGTATTTCCAGAACCAATATATTCAAAAGTATGTGAACTTGCAATAATTTTACTCTGTTGGAAGAAGTATGCTGTTGATGCTACTCCAACAGTATTGATTAGATTTTCAGCAAGAGTTAATGTAGTAATTCCAGAAACTATTGGAGTTGAACTATTTATTGTGTAATAAGTATCTGCCATATTTGCTGCGGCAGTTGATGTTGTGCCTGAGTCTGGAGCAGAAATAGTGATAGTAGGAGTGCTTGTGTACTGACTACCACTACTAATAATATCTATTTCTGTAACAACACCATTTTCGACAGTAGCAAAAGCAGATGCTACCTCTCCATTTGGACCTGTGGGAGATGTAATGGTTACTGATGGAGTAGAAGTATATCCACTTCCTCCATTAGTTATTGAGATAGATTCTATAGACTTATATAATTGATCAAAGTATACAACCTGACCATCATAAGGTCTTGTAGTTGATGATCCAACATTAATAACTACATTATCTTGAGCAGAACTTGCAGATGTAGTTACTATTCCAACAAACTGTTGATCACTCAAACCATTCGCAACCAAACCAAAAGTTCCAAAACTACAGTTGCTATTTGCCAGATCTGCTTGTCCACCTTTATGAACTGTGATTGCTTTATCACAACAAATAGTAAATACAGAAACTAATTGTGCATAACCTTCATTTGTAACTGCAACACCAACACCACCTTGATTATATTGGGTGAAAGCATCAACATTCATAGATTTAGTTTTTTCTGCTTTATCCCCATCAATATAGATGCCCGTTCCAGTGGTAGTATCACTAGTGCAGTTTTGGATATATGGACCTTTCCACTTACCACCACCAACATTAGTCGCAATACCTGTTGGGAAAGCAACAGCAGCAGCAGGAGAAAGATGACCAGAGAAGGTCATATTTGCCAACTTACAACCTTTGTTGACGTGGAATATATCTTGTGTGGTATTGCTTGGAAGAACCTTTACAGTTCTTTGGTCATCACCAACAACAGCAACAAACGCTGGAAGTGTAATAGGATTACTTTCAACATAGTTTCCAGACAATACTTTGATGACTGAACCTGATTGTGCTACAGAAACAGCACTTGCAATAGTCAACTTTGCATTATCAATTGATGTTCCGTTGTTGGTATCAATACCATCTTTAGCAACATAGAATACATTAGGTGCTGAGTTTATGCCGGTTGCACTAGCGTTAAGAGTAACGTTGTTGCCGAGAATGACCTCGGAGTTGGTAATTGTAACTATACCAACACTTACTTGATTATTGTCACCATCAATCGTAACAGAAGCAGTACCAA